AAGGAACAAGTAACATGAACCAAGTAGCAGAGAAAAAAGAAGGAGCATTAGCAACAAATTTATTTGAAGCTGATGCAAACCAAGGCGCTCAAAATATATCGCAAGAAGATCTTGCGTTGCCTTTCTTAAAAATTTTGGGCCAACTATCACCAGAGGTTAACAAACGTGATGGTAAATATGTCGAGGGCGCAGAGCCGGGTAAAATCATAAACACTGTGACCAATGACTTGTATGATACAATTGATGTCATACCTTGTCATTACAAAAGACAATACATTGAATGGCAAGACAGAGGAGCCAGTAGTGGTGCACCTGTTGCGATTCACGAGGCAGATAGTGATATCATAAGCCAAACGACTAGAGGTAAAGATTATAAAGATAGATTACCTAACGGTAATTATCTTGACAATACCGCTAATCACTTTGTATTAGTCCTTGGTAAAAATCCACAGACAGCATTGATTTCTATGAAGTCTACTCAATTAAAAGTGAGTAGAAAATGGAACTCTATGATGATGGGGATCAAATTGCAGGGTAAAAATGGTTTATTCACACCGCCTACTTACAGCCACATTTACAAACTATCAACTGTTCAGATGTCTAATGACAAAGGAACATGGTTTGGTTGGGATGTATCTAAGGTTGGTCCTGTAAGTGAAAAGTCTTCTTACGAGATGGCTAAGTCATTTGCAATCAGCGTAGGTAAAGGTGAGATAGAAGCTAAACCAGAGAATCAAGAAGCTAAAAAAACTTCAATAGATTTATAATATCCTAGGTCGTGGGCGTCGAAGCTAGCGTGGATACGCCCACGTTAAAAATATGTTAGAGAAATTTATAAATATATTTGAGGGATTGGACAGAGCTTATGGAACTTTTGTTAAAGGTAAATCTACCGGAATAAAAGCAGAAGGACGTAATAACACTATAAGAGAACCTTTAACTAAACAACTATGGCAGGATCACCTGGATGGCAAATATCCTTCTATAGGTGTTATGCCGTTAAAAGATGATGGCACGTGTAAATGGGGAGCAATAGATATAGATCTACCAGAATTTGATTATGAAGATCTTTTAAAAACAATTAGAAAATTAAACCTACCTTTAATCATGCTTAGATCAAAGAGTGGTTGTGCTCACGTTTACTTGTTTATGAAAGATTTTACAAATGCAATCGAAGTGCAAAAAGTTATGAAAAAATTTGCTGCTAAACTTGGAGTGGCAGATAAGTTAGACAGAATATATCCATTACAAACAGAGATAGACCCAAAAGATACAGGGTCTTATTTAAATTTACCGTACTTTAATCATGAGGATGGTAGTAGATACGCATGGAACGATGAGTTTGAAGCTGCAACAATTGAAGAGTTTTTTGAAATGTATGAAAAATATGCGCAGGATAGTTTAGGAGAATATTTAGTCGACGAAAAAATACCTAGAAAAAAAGAAAAGGCAAAGAGTCTAGAGGACTTATACATTCCATGTATGAAAAATTGTTTAAAAAGAAACGATAATAAAATACCTGCGAACATAGGCAGAAATGATTATCTTCTTCATTGTTTTACATGGGCAAAAAGAGCAGAGAAACACGCAAAAGAAATACCTGAGTTTTCAAATTTTGATGCAAAAACTTTATTAAAATATTTTAATAAAAAGAACATGGAAAACCCTTTACCTGAAGATGAAATAGAAAAAACAATATTTAAATCAGAAAATACAGAATATAAATATCTTTGCAAAAGACCAAACATACAAAAAGATTGTGACCCTACAGCATGTAGGTTTCATGTTTGTGGTATTAATAAAGATGAAGCAGAGAAACTTGTAAGAGCAGAAGAATTATTTGGCACCATAACAGAATACACTAGTGAGCCTCCTGTGTTTTTTGATGTTGTAAAAGTTGTTAAAGACTCCACTGAAAATTTAAAACAAGTTCGTGTAGAATTTACAGGATCAGAAATTATTGATAAAAAATTATATTGCAACAAACTTTCAGATGCAGGTTACTTTCCTCCAAACGCTTTGTATCAAATGAAGTCAGACGACTTCAGGCAGTGGCAGCTACAAAGACTTACTAAAAGAAACATAGAGGAAGCAGAGGAGGAGACACAAAAGAAATATCAATTTGAATCTTTAATTTATGATTTTATAGAAAAGGCTACAGTCAGTGTTGAGAAACATAACATACAATGGGGCACCTGTTATTTTGATCAAAAACAAAAAACAATTGAGTTCAGAATAAAAGATTTAATGGACTACTTATCATCTAAAAACGATAAAACTTCCGTAAGAAAAATATGTTTAGACCTTGCAAAAATAATGGAGGCAAAAAGAAATCGAGGTGACTACACAGACAAAGTAACTAAAAAAAGAATATCATGTGTTACTTGGAAGTTTGCAGCTGATTCAAGTAAATTTGCAATAACTTTAAATCAAACAGCAACAAAACAAATAAAAAATGAAAAAGATTAGAATAGCAGGGCCACCAGGCACCGGTAAAACAACAAGACTTGTAAGAATATTTTATGAGTCTTTAGATAAATATTCTCCTGCGGATATGTTACTTATGTCCCATACTAAAACAGCTGCTAAAATTATTAGAGAAAAAATTTTAGATCCTGAAACGATATTACAATATCAAAAAGATACGGGTAAAGAAATATACTACAAAGTTCAAAACGCTAAAAAAACTTTGGAATACAACGTTTCTACAATACATTCGTATTGTAATGCTATAGCTAAACAAGTAACGAAAGGAATTGAGTTTGATCTAGATGACTATGAAATAATGGCTCAAATGTATCCTTTGTTTAGTAAACACACAAGAAGTAAAAAATTTAAAGACATAGAATCTTTATTCAAACTGCATCCATTTTTTAAATTTAATAGTTTTGCCAGAAATAATGGAATGAGTCCAATTGAATATTACTCTACTTTAGGATTCGAAGAAAAAGATGAATACAAATACTATCCAACAGAGCTTCAAGAGCTAGCAAAAAACTATCAAGCATTTAAGACTAACATAAAAATTAATGAAAGAGCTGAAAACTTATTAGACTTTGATGACATGATAGAATATTTTTACAAGATAGAAGAGGCAAAACCAAAGTATGCTCACGTTAAAGTTTTAATTGTTGACGAGGCACAAGATTCTAGTGCTATTCAAAGAGAAGCTGAGAAAGCTTTGTCAGCAAACGTTGATTATTTTTATAAGGCAGGTGATCCGGACCAATCTATATTTGAGTTCTCTGGAGCTGATCCAGATGCTTTTCACAAAGAATTTGCAGACCCTGAAATAGAATTAGAACAGGGTTACAGATGTCCACGAGTTGTAAATGATTATTGTAAAAAAATAATAAAAGATATTTGGCAACATTATAATTACTCTAGAGTATGGGCACCATTAAAAGATAAAGAAACTCAAGAAGTTGTTGAGGGTGAGAAATATATGTTGAGAGATTTAAAACAAGATGAAAATGCAGCTGAATTAAAAAGAAGAATACTAGAAACGCAAGAGGACTTTGTATTTACGTATAGAGGTAACGATCCAATATTGATTATGAAATATTTAATGGAACTAGGAGTTCCTTTTCAAATGCCATACAATGATTTACAAAAACTAAAAAGAAAGAAAATATTTGAAGATCCTTCTAGGCAAATAAAGAACCAAAGATTCTTTTTACAATTAGCTAGTGGTGAAGACGTTCCTTTAAAAGAAATAAAACAACTTTTAAAATCAGTTAATCCTTATTATCTTGGCTCTAATTATAGTTTAGAACGAATGGATTCTATATCCAGAGGTAGTTATAATTTAAATTATTTAGTAGACAGTGGTTTTTTACAGCCTGGAGTAAAAGAGATAAATGATTTTCAATTAATAAGCAGCACAAGAAACATTGTTATGAAAAACTACATTAAAGATATTGTAGATAATAATAGAGATGTAGATAAAAAAAGAATTTTTGTTGAAAACATACACACAATAAAAGGCAAAGAATTTGACAACGTAGTGTTGGACTTAACCTTAACTAGAACGGAGGATTTATTTTCTAAAAAAAGAATGAAATATGTTGCATGCTCTAGAGCGAAAAAAACATTATGGTTAGTCAAGAGTAAAACCAAATTAACATTAGAAGGAGAGGAGGATAAAGATGACACATAAAGATATATTTAATGATGCGTTTCCACAAAGCCGCCAGGTAGGTGGGAAACATTATAAAAATATGATTATTCAACCGTACGAATTTATTTCTAAAAATGATCTATCGTTTTTTCAAGGCAACGTTATAAAATACGTATGCAGGTATAAGTTGAAAAATGGTGTACAAGACTTAGAAAAAATTATACACTACTGCGAGTTGGAAATAAAAAAATTGAAAGATACTAAATGAGACCACCCGAGCCCTCTGAGATAGATATAAAAGATGGTGAGACTGTTGCTGTCGACTTAGAGACACACGATCCAGACCTCAAGACCCACGGATCAGGGGCCATAATTGGTAAAGGTAAAGTGTGTGGTATTGCTTTAGCGTTTGGTGATGAAAAATTATATATACCCATAAGACATAGATATCCTGGACAAAATGAAGATCCTAAACTTACGTGGAAAGTTTTAAATAAAAAAATATTTCAAAATAAAAAAATAAAAAAAGTATTTCACAATGCTATGTATGACGTCTGTTGGATTAGAGCAGAGTCAGGTCTTATGCCTAAAGGTCCTTTGTATGATACTATGGTTGCTGCATCCATAATAGATGAGAATAGAACTGGTAAGAAACGATATACTTTAGATTCTTTAGCTAGAGATTATTTAAAAGAAAACAAATACAAAAATGATTTAGCAGAAAAAGCAAAAGATATAACGGACGATCCGATGTCAAATATGCACAAACTACCTTGGGGTATGGTTAAAGATTATGCAGAGCAAGACGTAAGTTTAACTTTAAGACTATGGAATATTTTTAAAAAAGAGCTGAAAAAGCCAATAAATACAGGGGTAAATCAAAAAAGTTTAGAAAACATTTTTGATTTAGAAACTAGATTGTTTCCCTGTCTCGTTGAAATGAGATTTAGAGGTGTGAGAGTAGACGAAGAAAAAACAAAAAACTTTGGTGAAGAATTATTAACAGAGCAAAAAAAGATATTACAACAAATAAAAGATGAAACTGGAGTTGAAATACTTTTATGGGCTGCAGACTCTTTTGAACCATTACTAAAACAACAAAACATAACAGATTATAAAGTCACACCAAAGACAGGTAGACCAAGTATAACTAAACTATACCTTGAGTCGCACTCAAATAAATATTTAAAGTTGATTGCAAAAGCTAGACAATTAGATAAATTACAAAATACTTTTGTAAATAGTATTTTAAAATATTCTCACAAGGGAAGAATACACGCTGACATAAATCAAATTAGATCAGATACAGGTGGAACGGTGACCGGTAGGTTTTCAATGAGTAATCCTAATTTACAACAAATTCCATCAAGAACAGAACAAGGTAGTAAGATAAGAGAATTATTTTTACCTGAGAAAAACTGTAAATGGGCATCATTTGACTATTCACAACAAGAGCCAAGACTTGTAGTGCACTATGCTTTAAAATTAAAAGATCAAGACATATCAGGAGCAAAAGACATGGCAAAAAGATATAAAGAAGAGCCAGACACAGACTTTCATGACATGGTTGCAGAGATGGCATCAATAACAAGAAAACAAGCTAAAACTATTAATTTAGGCCTATTTTATGGTATGGGTAAAAATAAATTAGCTAGATCTTTAGAGTTAGAAGATGATGAAGCAAAAGATTTATTTGAACAGTACCACAGGGAGGTACCTTTTGTAAAACAATTGGCGAATAGTTTACAGAAATATGCAGAAGAAAACAAGCAGATATATACATTAGAAGATAGATTTTGTCGTTTTAATAAGTGGGAGCCTAGAGATAAATATTGGAATGCAGAAGAGGGTAGGTTTGTAGTTCAAAAATATAAAGATGATGAGAACGGAGTAAAACAAATTGTAGAGGAACAAGTGCCTATCTTAGATGGTATTGATGAGGCAAAAGATTATTACAAAGCAAATAGATCTTTGGAGCAACACAAACAAGATCCCTTTGCTGAAAACTTTGAAAGTTTTTGTCAACCAGCTTTTACTTACAAAGCTTTGAATAGATTAATACAAGGTTCTGCAGCTGATATGACAAAAAAAGCAATGGTATTATTATTTGAAGAGGGTATTGTTCCTCACATACAAATACATGATGAGTTATGTTTTTCTATTGAGACAGAAGAGCAAGCTAGAAAAATAAAACAAATTATGGAAGATGCTATAAAATTAGAAGTGCCTAACAAAGTGGACTATGAATCTGGACCAAATTGGGGTACAATTAAATGAGGATAGACTATGGCTTATTTAAATGCGAATATACCTGTAGAGTATGCACAGATCAGGAGAGAATATCTTTATGACCTTAAAAAACATCATGGAGAAGTTGAAGATTGCATTATCTTTGGCGTTACATGTATTACTGGGCGTGCTTTATTATTTCATGCAATCATGGAAAACGGTGCAATCTTTTATCGCCTCCCAATTACGGCGTTTATTCAACGTGGATTTAAGGTCACTGACGTCCCAAGGAGAAGACTTGATGAACTTCAGTTGTGGAATGCTTTTAGTTATTATCCTTCTGTTCATTGTTGGGACATTTTAGAATCACAAGCAGGTAAATACATCGGTAAAGATAAAAAATGGCATCACGGAAAATATTTATTTACTGTTGACTTTGCTCATCCAGAGCCTAATATACTAGACACTGATCATTCTGAGATCCCGCACGAACATAAGTGCGCTCACATACTTGCCTTAAATGATGGTAACTATGCGGCTCAACCTAACAACAGATTAATTTGGGATATACCGTCGTTTACGGTAAAAGACCAAGTGCCTGATTGGAAGGTTCAAACTAACTACTGGAACGTAGAAGACACAGGACAGTGGAGAAC